ATTGTCATACTCAATATCACGTTCTTCTTCAATTGCTTCTTCTTGTTGTACTGCTACTGCTTGTACTCCAGCCAATTTCATCATAAGTTTTAGTGCATCTTCTTCGCCACTAGCGTTAATGCTAACATTAATGTCTTCGTTCATGCTTTCTTCTACCTTATAAGTTTTACCGTCTACTTCAAATTCTTTTTTACCGTCTTTCTTAGCCTGTGCTAGAGCACCTGAAAATTCGTTGCCTTCTTCTACATCATCTTCAGACATTTTTTTATATTTGCCACCACATGCTTCTGCTACTTGTTCTTCATTTAAGCCAACTGCTGATAAGAATCTTGCTTTATCAAATCTTGGATTTTGTTTAGCAAACATATCTGCATGATGATTTGCTAATTCTACTTTCTTATCTTCGTCTTCAATATTTTTAAGTAAGTCTGCTACCATTTGGAAATCTTTACGTGTAGGACCTTCTTCTAATTGTTCTTCGTCCATTGGTATGTCAACATCTCTTGATTCCCATTCGTCATCGCATTCTTCTTGACATGCTTTAAGTGCTTCTTCATGTTCTGAGCCACCTGGAGCAACCATTTCTGAGCACCATTCATCTGTTAGTTTGTTGTTACCATCACCATTGCATGTTGCTTTCAATGATGTAGGATCTACTACTGGACGACCATCAACTACGTTAACATGACATTGTACATGTCCATATCCTGGTTCACCGTCGTCACCAGTAAATTCATATTCAATTTCTTTGTCATATGATTCTGGGTCAAATCCTTCATCACAGTCTTCTTTGTCTTTTTTATGTGTTACATCATCAACAAAGTCATGTGATTTGTTGCCACCAACTTTCTCTGCTAGACCTGCTAGACGACTAATTTCATTGAGTTCATCTTCAATGTCAACTGTTTCTTCTGTTTCTTGTTCTGCTAGTTCTTTCTGATAGTGATCCCAGGCTTCTTCTTTAGTGTATATTGGATGGTTACGAAGTTCCTTGTTTTCCTCTAATGTATTTTCAGACGTGTTCTCGTCAAGTTCATCTTTGTCGTCTTCCGGGCCTGCACCATACTTACCGCTTGGTGCTGAGTGTTTGATACCTTTTTCAGTCTTTGTGACTGTACCGCCATCCGCAGTTTTATAAGTATCGCCCGGCTCCGCAAGTTGGTCAAAAGTTTTCTTATCACTAAATTGTCTTTCGTCTAACTGTTGGTTTTCATCAGTAACAAAATCTTCATATTTTTTAGCAAGAGATTTAACTGCTTCAATGATACTGCCACGTGGCTCTACATTTTCATATACAGTTTCTTCTTGCGTTTCTTTTTGTTTTGGCTCAGTAGTTAAACTGTTTAATTTAGCCATAATATCATAAATGTTGTTACTCATTGCGAGGATCCTTATTTTGCTTTTGGAATAGCGTTTTGTTTACTACCTACTGGACTGTCTGTTCCTTCAGGTACGTCATTTAATGTTTTACCAGCATTGCCTTCTGGAGTGTCGTCTTTTCCTTCTGCTTCAACTTTAGGAGTTGAAAGTTCTTTTAATAAAGGAGTACGCTCTGCATAGGCTTTACTAGCGTCTTGTTGTTCTTTAGTAGATGCATCATATTCTTTGTCTAGTACTGCTTCACCTTGTTTGTATTCTTTAAGTTCGCCTTCACCGTTTCTCCAAAGTTCTTCTGGATGATTTTGTGGAGTAACTACTATGTTACTTTGTGGAATGTCTGTTCTTTCAGCAATAAGTGCTCTAAGTTGATCAGCCATTACAGGATATTTTAACACAGCCTCTAGTACCCACACTTCAGGTGATTTCATACTTGGAAAATCAATGTGACTTTCTGTAATTGGTAATGATTTAGGTTTTGTAATACTGTCTAAATGATAACCTTCAAGACATGCTTCTAGGCAATCCATACATTCATTTGGATCACTGTTGGCAATCTTAATTTTCCATTCGTAAGTTTTTTGACTTTCTTGTAAATATTCTATAAATGTTTTCATATTTTTGTTCCTTATTGTTATTTATGCTAAAACTAGGTTTTTTACTTGTCTTTATTACCTAGAATCTGCTTCAATAACTCATTACGATCAAGTATTACTCCTTGGCCATCTTCAGCATCAATTAGTTTTTCACCATCAGACTGTTTTGTTTGATGATCTAGTCTTGCTTTTTTAAGTTGTAGATCAACCATTTGTAATTTCTTTTTAAGTTTTGCTTCTTTTGCTGTGATAGCATGTCCTAGCAAGGTTCCTGCTGTTGCTAAGATATGTCCACTATAACGTGCTTCTACATTCATACCTAGATCAATCAGATCCTGAAACTTTTCTTTTGCTAACGCACTTAATTCATCAAGTTCTTGGTCACTTGAATCTAAATCTCTAACACCTGGTAAGGCGGCATCAATCTTATCAATGGCGGCATCAACTTCTTGAATTAATGCACGATTTTCTTCTATAGATGTAGTTGCCTTAGCAGTACTTTCGGTGTCATTGTTTTCCGTATTTTCCTCTGCATCAGGCAAATTAAATAATTCTTCTAGTTTTTTTGTCATAGTAAATTATTTACCGCTTATATCTTACCGCTTAGTATTTTTAAAGATATCAAATTCAGTGACTACTCTGAATGTAATTCCATTTGCTTTACACCAGGCATCAGCCGCGGCCCATTTAGCAAAATTAATAGCAACAGCATACTTGTCTTTAACTGATCGTGCTGTTTCCATTGTGACCTGTGTGCTTGGTTTAATTTCAATCAGTTCTGTATGCTTTCTTTCATTTTTGTCTTGATACATTATTAGGAAGTCTGGTACATATACTGTTTGTTTACCAGTTACTGGATTCTTATAAGGTATTTTTAGTCCTTCACTTGACCATTGTATAACACTTGGATTGTTATCACAGAAATTACAGAAAGCAAACTCCCAACTTGAACGATATGTAGGTAGTCGTTTACCTACAAACTTGTCTAGATTTTTTACTTGATATTTTCCTTGTGCGTATTTGGCCATGACATTAAGGAAGTATTGAACGGATTATGTATTGACTCTGCTGTGGATTGTTTGAAATACCTAATAGACTTGTGCCTATTCTATTAAGATTTAAAATAAAAGTTAAGTAAGCGTTGAGTTCTTGTCCTTGCAACTGTTGGAACTCTTGTACCAACGTCATTGGATCTATTCCTTGTGCATCTGCTGTCCGTAATATTGCGGCCGCAAGTACTTTAGCAGTATCTTTATTTTTAGTATAATTTTCAAAAAAGCCTACTACAGCATCATTGGTAAACTGAGAGGCACTTATTGGGTCTCTAAAATAGTTATTAAAGAACGAGGAGGTTTCATCTATTTGTTCTTGAGGTAAATTTCCTGTTGTAGTAACGTCTGCCATATTATTCTCTATCTAAACAAATTCGTTAAACTTGATAAACTTGATCCCATGTTTGGAATACCATTTTGATTTGATTGTCCGCCACCTTGTCTAGGTATTGCTCTTGATTGTGATGCGTTCACAGAACTAGCAGTTGGAACAAAGAATTGACTAGTAGGATTTGATCCTCTAAGTATGTTTTGACCAACTTGAAGTGCTTCGCCAGTTGCTATTTCTTTAAGGTCAGCACCTTTCCAAGTTTGAGCACCTCTTAGTGCTGTAAAGGCCGCACCTAGATAATTGCCTTGGTTAAGATTAGTCAGTGTGCCACCAATTGTATCAACTAAGCCACCTGGACCTAAAATACTTCTTGTTCCGCCACCTAGTGAACTTAAAGGACTTGGTGTGTTATCATAGTGCATAACATTAAAGCCTTGGACTGTGCCGTTACTTACAGTGCCGTACGCATATTGAACTGCTTCATAGGCTATGGTCATTTCATGTTGCATTACATCATTAGATCCTTGCTGATGTTGGCCATGAGCAAAATCAGTAATGATAGGATTAATCAAGTTATAAGCACTAAATTGTTTCTGATGTAAACTATAAATTCTAATTGCTGTCAGATAAGGACTATCAGCCTTAGGAGAAAAACCCCATCCCTTTTGTTGTCTTAGACTATATTTGTGTTGCATTCTATACATTTCTTCTGAATAGTCTGCATCTCTATAGTAGTATGAATAGTAGTCATACCAAAAGTTTCTAACAACATCTGCTGAATCGTCGTGTAAGGTAAATCTTACAGGATCATAGTTAATTTTATCTTGTGCTATGTTTTTTCTATTGTAGGCATTATATGTTTTTTGTGTAATACTGAATTTAGGTAAGTCTGCTGTTTTAGCCATCATACCTATTTCAATTTGCTCATTCTGTGTTACTGAAGCCACACTAGGATTTAGATCAAAGTACACATGAAATAAATGTGTATACTTTGGACTTAATCTATATAAACTGTCAACAAAGGTACGTTGGCCATGGCGATAGTCACGTAGGTTAGGACCTGTTAATGCTTGTTGAAAAAAGTTAGAAAATAAGCCTGCCATATAATTAAATATCCGTTTTAAGTATTTATCCATAAAAAAAGCCTGGGGTTTAAGCCAGGCTTTTTTAAATTACTGTTGTTAATTAGCCAGTGATAGCACCTACACCTGCTACTGATCTAACTAATGCTTCACCTACTGATGTACCTATACCAGTACCAATTGGTGTTTGTACAGCGTTGTCATATCTAATTTGTGCTGTGATTGTTACAGGATCATTAGTACTATAATCAACGTTATTGTAGTTAATGTCTTGTAAGTAGCAACCGTACATTTCCCAAGTTTCTAATACTGTTGCTTCGTTAGCACCGTTACCACCATCTAAGATTTCGCAACGTGTAATGAATTTATAATCAATACCTGCCGCCGCACCACTTTGCTCCATGAAGTCAAACTGTTTCTGAACTTGCTCACCAACAAGTTTAGCAACTTGACCACCTGCGTCATCACGGAACTGGATTGTTGATGCTTGCCATTCTGGACGACCTGCTAGGTAAACACGACTGTTGTAAATAGGTATTTCAATTTGGTTAAAAGCAACCTGTGGACGAGTAAAGTCCATAACTTGCTTGGTCATTTCCGTTGTTGGTTGACTAATACCAAAGTTTTCTAAAGTAACACGAAAGCGAAACTTTAATTTTGGCATTAACAAACCTTGTGAACTAGCACTTTGGTTTGTACTTAACGGTACCGTAAATTTGTTTAATGATGAAACAGCCATTTTATTAATCCTTTATACTTTATAGTATTTACCTATTTTTGGTACGCCATTGGGAGAATTTCTTCTCCCAATTATATACGTACTTTATTAATTACCTGCCGCTATATCACCTGGGTTTTTCAAACGTACTGGAATATAAACAAACTCAATTGCTCTTGTTGGTTCAATAGCAATATCTACATAAAGTTCGTTTCTAGCAATACGATCTGAAGTGTTGTTTGTTTCATCACAAACAACTAGATAGTCAGTGATACCACGTTTAGCAAGAATGTCATTTAATACTTGTTCAAATGCTTGTTTTACTTGGTTACGAGTAATTGTATCATTTGGTTCAAATATAAATGGTCTTGCAACTTTATCAAGTACCAATCTCAAGTAAGCAACTAAACGTGCCACGTTAACACGATCCATTGCTGATGTTTGGCTTGCTCTAGTCTTTTGACCATAAGCAACAATACCTGAGCCTGGTAAAACTGTAATTGGGTTAACCTTGTTCTCATACAAGATATCACGTAATGAGTTAGTTACACCAATACTCTTAAATGTTGAAGCGTCATTTTCATCAACCCAACCAATTGCAGTAGCGTTATCAATAACACCACGTCTTACACCTGCTGGTGCAAACCATGGGAACGATACGTTGTCACTTCTAATGTAAGTTCTTAACATCATATGTGAACTTGGAACTACAACTGTGTCACCTGCTAAACTTGTTGATAAACCTGCTGGATAGTAAACACCTAGGTATTCACTGTAACTTACAAGTCCATCTAAACTGTTGTCTTGTGCAAGTGCTGTGTTTTGAGCCCATGCTGTTAATGAAGTTGAACTTGATGATTGCTGTACTGGTGAATCACCAATAATGAACGCTGTATTTTTACGATCATTATTTAAAGTAATCATGTTTTGCATTAGTTCTGGATAACCAGGACATGCCATTAAGTTAAATTCAACTTGTTCTTCACGCAAATCTGTACTTGATGCAACAGCAGATTTAAGTGCTTCAACAACTGTGTTACGTTGTGCTCTTGGACCCATATATGGTACACCGTCTGCATCTAAGCCACTTTGTGAAACCCAAGCACCAAGTTGTGTTGGAGGGTTAGTAGCATCAGCGTGCCATGTAGGTTCAAAACGTTTTACGTTATAACCTGAACGACGTGTGTTCCATAACAATACACCTCTTGGATATAGTTGATAGTCTGGACAATCTTGATCAATATAATCACTATCATCTAAATCAGTAATTGCTGGGAAAGCGTCAGTTACTGGATCTGTTGTACCGTTAGTTGCCCAACGTGCATCTGCAAACAGAATACCATCTGAACTAAGTTGGTCTGTATTGTCAATCAATACCCAACTTGAACTTGCACCGCCAAATGCTGTTGTGTAGCGATAAATTTTTGGATAGTTTAACAACTCACCTGAATCAATCCATAAGTCACCTTGTACAAGTGCTGTGCCATCTGACTGTTGAACAGGTTCACTTGCTGAAATAATAGGACCGTTTGGATCAGTTAATGATAAGTTCATACCACGTGCATCGTTAGTTACGTTTTTGTAACCTTTCCAACCTGAACCATCATGTACCATGATATCAACTTCTGTTGCATCATTGTAGTACCATAATTGGCCTTTTGCTGGATCGCTAAACGGTGCAGTTGTATCTGGAACATAAGTTAATGCACCAAATGGACTTGCTAACCATCTTACGTTTGTAATGAGTGATTGTACATTAGTTGCTGTTGTTAAACCAGCAGTTGCTAATGGAGTACCTGTACCAACGTCAAACTGAATTGTACCACCTGCTAAGTGACTAATACTAATAGCACCACTTGATTCAATAGCGGCCGCAATATTTTGCAGACTTGCTGTTTGAACTGCTTCAACAAAATCTGCTGAAGTTGTGCCTGTTAGTGTTATTGTTGCTGATGTATCTGCTGAACCAGGAACACTTACTGTCATAGTGAATGTATCATTTACTACAAATGTTAATGGTGAACTAGGTACCGTACCTGTAATTTTTAATGCGCCTACAACGTTTTTAACATATGGTTTAAATGTTAATTGTGGTAAGTCATCACCGTCTTGTGTAACGTCATACTTAACATACACAGTACCTTGTGCAATTTGTGTACCGCCACCTGTTGGATCTAATGCACCAATTGCGGCTGAGT